ATGAAAGACGCATTTGATCAATGGTGGGAATGGGCTGAGAAGCCGCTTGATAGCCCGTTGACGATCCCGGCCGAGATCCACAATCCTGTTATGCAGCTTGCGCCGCACGATCGACGCGACCGGATGAAGGTCAATGAGGTCGTGGCGAGCTATATCCTGCCGCAAGAAGAGCCCGGCGCCGGCTAGGGCACCGATCCCGAGCGGATCATCGTGGAGCCCTGAAGCGGAAGCCGTCCTCGCCAGCCGCGGGTCATTTGGCAATGTCGAAATAGATGAGTTATAAGGACGCTATTGCTCAACCAAAAGGTGTTTTTAAATGGCGACTATTCCAGATCACTTAATGCCCCAAGATGGCCTAACTGATTCATCGATCAGATGGTACGGCATGGAAATTATGCACGGAACCGGCGTCGTCCGGTTTTTCTTTGCGATCAACAACGAAGAAAAAGAGAAGATCGCAGATTTTCATATCGATATCCCAAACGGCGGGGCCGGCGTTCATGCCATGATCGAAGAAGCGCACCGAAGGATGAACGACGTTCTAAGGCAATGGCTCTATATGAATGAAGTAATGCGCCAGAGCTACGAGCCAAAAGTTTGAAAAACAAAAAGCCCGGCGCTGTTTAGGCGCCGGGCAGTCCAGGGAGTTGCGAGGAAATTCAATAACGCCCAACCGCGTCCACGCTGAATTTGTAAGATAGGCCGGCACGCACAACATCCAATGTCTGACTTCCCGCCCTGTCCACTGAAGCGAGAGCAGGAGAACCGGGGTCGATATTGGTCACTTGCGTATGTGCGCTACCGAAGTCGTAATGCAAATACTCAAGACGAGCGATCCAATTGCTTCTAAGCACATTAGCCTCTACGCCGGCGCCTGCCACCCAACCGAAAAGGTTAGTTGGCGTTGTAGTGGAGCTAGAACTTCCTCCAATAATTGGACTTGCTGGAATAATTCGAGTCGTGGTCTCGTTGACCCGCTCCCAAGCAGCTCCGGCAGTGCCGTAGAGCATGAAACTCGAACCGAGCCCGTCGGCAGCGAAGCCGAGACGCGCACGCACGGTGCTGATGTATTTTATGTCAGTGCTCACGGTCCCGATGAACGGAACAACAGGAGTAAGAAATCCAGTAACGGGATCGCTCACTCCCTTGATCCCTGTGGCGCTGAAATCGCCTTCCATGCCCGCGACCACGTATCCAAATTGCCAATTGTATCCAGCATGGCCACCTGCAACCCACCCTTGGGAGTTGAATCCGGACACGGCGACGCCCGAGAAGATGGTTTGGCTGAAGTCATCGTCATTCCGGCCGTAACCACCATGTATGCCGAGATAGAATCCCGCCCACGATGGGACCGCAGCTATTGGTGCAGCCGGACTCCTCATCGCCAGGTCCGCCGCCAACGCTGTGTGAAACGGGAGCACGAGAAGTAAGGCCGCGAGTGCAAGTTTCTTCATGTCAATCTCCTGAGGACATTTCGCAACTAGAGCGCGAATATCCCTAGCTGGGCCTCCCAGAGACTGATATGCCCTCAGGGCAACAGCCGTACATTTCCACACGTAACAATTGCAGTCTGCCTGATCCACCAGAATGAGCCGATCAATGCAGACCCTTGGTCTGGATCAAGCCAGTCAGCGTCTCGGACGCCTGGCGCAAGAGCTTCGTTGCTTCTTCAAGCTTGGCCTGCACCTCATGGAGCCGGCTTTCCTGGCTTGAAAAATCCTTGTCTCCTCGCCCATCGTCGGACCAGACGCGGCGGAACTGATTAAACACTTGGATCATTTTTTCGCTCTGATCTCGTTCACGAGGGCAATAAGCGCCGTTGCATTGCCATGTATCGCCTCAGCGATCCGATCGGCCGCAGCGATACGTTCGTCGTAACTCTCAGTCAGAAGATTCTCGAGCAACTGAATGCGGGTGTCTTTCTTTTCTTCCCGCTTCTCCGACTTCAGCAGCATCACCCACATCACGATAGCGATCAGGCCAGGAGGCCCCCACGCCTTCAGGAACTCTTGCGCTATTTCCATTCCGTTAAGCTCCTAGCCACCGCCGCTTGCTAGGATCATTCCCAGCCTTTTACGGAGCCTGATCCGTAAGGGGTCAGGCTCGGCCTGCTACACCGCGTTGCAGGCCGAGCCGTCCTTCAAGATTGCTTTCTGTTAAAGAACATCTGCCCGACCGCCATCACCGAGCCCGTACCGAAGATGCCGGCGAGGATGACACCAGACCAATCCGCAACGAGGCCTTGTATGGTTGGCGTGAAGCCCACTGAGCCATAGAGCGCTGGGCACAGCATGTTGTCCCAGAGCACCACTTTCCACTCGTAGGCGATCCACGGGAAGGCAAAGCCGCCCACTAGGCACATCAGAAAGCGGCTCTGGCTAACGGCCTTCAGGAATTCGACACGAACGCCGCCTTCAGCGACAACGCCTGAAACGAGCGCCCTCGCGACGGTGACATCGCCTCCAATGCGCGCCGTGGTGATCTGGACCTTAGCGTCGTAGTACTTGGAGACGAAGTTGTTGATGCCGCCTGTGATAGCCGGGATCGCCTGGAAGAAGGCGAGGATTGCGGTCAGCATTTTTCAGGTCTTCCCAATTGACCGCAACCGCGCGACGACCGTGATCAGCGAAATCCCGAACATCGCGTATCCCAAGAACTGCGGGTTGTTCTTCAGCACATTCATGAGCTGCGCCTTGAGATCCGGATCACCTAGAGCCGACGCAAGCGGGTCAAGCCATGAAAAAGCGGTGGCTGCCGCGCTCAGAAACAAGCCCCAAAGCACCGTCACGGACTTACCGCAAACGGCCCAGACCTTACCCCAGATCGTATCGGCCTCATTGTAAAAGGCCTTGAGCGCTGGAATAGCGTGCAAAACGGGGCGCAGCAGGAGCGCGTAACCACAGATAAGACCAGGCACGATCAAAATAAACCAAAGCCAATTCATTTGGGCTGCTCCACAGTAGGCGTGACAAGATCAAGATGAGGCGTGTCGGGAGTGGCTTCGTGCGGCTTGAACTTCCACACGAGGAAACCAACGAGCGCGATGGCGGCGGCGATGCCTATCGCAACCGGCAGGGAGATGCCGGACGCATGAGCGGCTGCAGCGGTCGGCACAACCGACGCCACGGAGCCCGCTGCTTTCTTCATGGTGTTGGCGGTTGGCACGCCGGAGAAGACGCGCTTTTGCGCCTCAGTCCAGTCGCTGTCTGATGCCGGATACTGCTTACCGGCCTCGTGCCAAGCCTGCGCCTTCAGAAAAGCAATGCCCATGGAGCTTTTCCAAAAGGCATCGTTCATGATGGTGTTTTCAGTCAGGCCGGGAACGCGCGCCTTGCAGAAATTGATATAAGATTGGACGTAGTTGCCGCCCGACCAAATCGCGATCGCATCTGCGAACCGCTTGTTGCGGTAGTTCTTCGAGGTCCGCCACAGGTCGAGCTGCGCGCAGATGCCCTGCACGTAGGTCGGGAAGACCGCGATGTTGTTGCCCTGCCCCAAGCCGTCGTTGAGGGTGACGGCCTTCTTCGCCGCACCCCACTTGATGGCAAGCGCACTCCCCCACATTGCGCCGGGGTTCTTGTATCGGATTGAAGCTGGTTCAGTCATACGATTTCCCATGAAAAAAGCCGCCCGAAGGCGGCTGGCTGCACTTGCACGCGGCGGTTGCGGCTGGTTATCTATCCCCTCTCGGTTGGGAGGGCGGGAGATAATGGAACCAGCAAGATTCATTTGGCGCGCTTTGCGATCTCGATTCCGTGACCATAGAGGCGAACTCTCTGCAATCCGCCGACACATCAGACCGGGCGATGTGGTCTGCGATATCGGGGCGAATAAGGGCAGCTTTCTTTATTGGCTATCTCGCTGGTGCCAACATGGGCGCGTCGTCGCCTTCGAGCCGCAGGCTGACCTTGCGGAATATCTGGTGATGATGTGCCGGAATCTGCAACTCAACAACACAACCATCGAACACTCCGCAGTCTTTTCGAAAACAGGTGAGCAGCAACTCTTTATCCCATTGGATCACAAGCCTGGCGCATCACTTATCCAGACCCCTCATGATGGGGACACTGGCATTGTGTCAGTCCCGACAGTTTCCCTGGATGACTATTTCAGCGACGATACGCGAGTAGCTGTTTTAAAGGTTGACGTTGAAGGAGCCGAAAAACACGTGTTTGACGGTGCACGCCGCATTCTTGAACGAGACATGCCGCTTCTAGTTTTTGAATGCGAGTCCCGGCACATTGACGGAAATATGAGTGATGTCTTCTCGTACCTGGAAGACTTGGGGTATCGGGGCTCTTTCGTTCAGCAAGGACAGACAAGGCCGCTTTCATTTTTCAATGAAGACATTCACCAAAAGAGAGACGGTGACTACTTTTGGAAGAAGCGTGGATATTGTTCAAATTTTATCTTTGTCAGAGACATCAAATAATTGGCAGGATGCGGGGAAACCACAGGACGGGATTTGAGCCTTGTAGAGCGCAAGGTTATCAGTTCAACGCCACCCAATTGTTGATGCCAACATCGATCGACTTCCACCACTTGGCTGTCGTGTTATCGAGGAGTTCTTCTCCTAAGAAATTAGGCACAACTGCACCCACTGGCGAGCCGGCATGCACGCGGAAGCCGATCTGCCCGAGTATGTCCCACGTTCCGGGAGTGCCGCTGGTAAGACAAATCCATCCCATCGGAGAACCCGTTGACGGGCTAGAATTGTACGTGATGTCACCAGCCACGTAGGCCACGGATCCCCCAACAGGGGCCGCCGACGCTGTTCTGATACACTTCCCGTCTATGATTGGACCACGAACACCAATCGGATAATCCGTTCCGTGCGTGACATAGTTTCGAACTGAGCTGCCCGCAACAAGGTTGATAGCGGTCGTCGGCAGGAACGAGTCGGAGTAGGAATCGATAAGAACTCCAGACGCCGTAACTTCGATATTGTTGACGTAGCGGCTGCCCTCACTGATGAAATGGCACGAGGCACTCAAGAGAATGGGCGACTCGACGACGCATGAAATCATTTTGATCGGGCGATAAGTTCGCTGCGTCGACATGTTGTCAGCGACCTGCAGCATCGCGGTGCCCTGCTCGAACTGGCACGCAATGAAGGTGATGCTATCGCGATCCTGCGGGCCAGAACCGCCGGTGATCAGCATTATTCCACCGCCGCCAAAGCATTGGTTCAGCACCAAGACGCCGGAGCGTTGACAGATGATCCCGTACATCCCCGTTCCTTGGAAGAACGCGGTCCCATTCAACTGCCAAAAGTCTGCGTTGTCCGTTTCAAACGAGATGCCGACCGCGTTGTAATAGAATGTGCAGTCACTCAGCGTAGCGGGGCAGACGTTCCAGTCGGGATTGGCACCGGGCGCCAAAGGATCGCGCACGCGGATCGCGTAGCCACCAAAGTTTGTAAATTGGCAGTGGTTGAAGTTCAGGTTCTTGATATCGCTTGGCGCAGACCCGGAAAGATTAAAACCGGTTGCGGTCCCGCGGGGGGTGACGCTTGGGGTCAACCGGGCAGCGAAAGTAATGTCAGTGAAACTGACACCCTCCATCGACACGCCGGATACGTTCTGAAAAAGAGCGAGCGTATCGCTATCAATGAAAACGTGCGACGGAGTTTCGTTGCCGGTCGGCAACCCAAAAACGTTCGTGACGCACGTATCGCCGTAGAACGTCAGTCCGCCATGCAATGTCAATGTTGCAGTGATGCGATAAAACCCACGTGGAACATAAATACGCCCACCACCGGGAAGGGCCGCAATAGCGTTCTGGAAAGCTGATGTATCGTCTGCGACGCCATTGCCAACCGCGCCGAAATCCTTGACGCTAACAGTCTCGCGCGCCTTATCCTGCCACGTCCTCTTAGCCGCGCCCGTTCCAGACTGAAGAAAGCCGTCGTAAATCGGATCTGTACCGTTGGACAGCAACGCATAACCTGCCTGGCCGACAGGCAAGCGTACATTGTGTCCGCCCTCGCGAACGATCATGTCGCCTTCGGTCGTCGTCGGCGCTATGATGTCGAACGCAGCCGGGCTAAGCGATCCATTGATGAAATTGGTGAGGGATACACGCGCCCAGTCGCCGGTATGCGGATTCCAGATTGCGACGACCACATAGTTCGGATCGAACGTGTTGCCAACATCTTGCAGCCTCGAATAATCAAGCTCGACTTTATAGGTGATGCCGTCTTTGGTGATGACTGTACCGATCCCGCCTAGCAGTGCGGCCGGGATCTTGGTCTTTACCTTGAGCTTGAGCCGGTTCGACATCAGTTGCCCTCAATAATCGCGACATCACCAACGATGATGTCGGTGATGAACCCATTGATCGTGATCTTCGCACCGCACTTGTATGTGCCGGCGCAGAATTGGTTCAGATCGGTGTCTTCGAATTGCCAATGAAAGCCAGGACCGTCGATAATGACCTTGCCGTCAGTCAGAGAGCCCGTAAGGCGCGTACAGCCTTCGAGGTCTTTGATGTAAAAGGTAATGGCGACGGTGTATGCCGTACTCGCAAGATCGATGGTCGAGCCGTCTTCCTCGTCTTCAAGTTCATAGGTATCGCTGACCCATGTGGCCTTGTTGGAGATGACAGCGACTTGCCCCGTGAACATCAGATCGCGCCTCTATAGCTTGATATAGATTGTCGTGAGGATGGTCGGCGCAACGATAGGATGGGGCAGACCACCACCAGCACTATTCGTCGTGTCCAGACCGTTGGAGCTAGTCACACGCACACCCGTCGTGGCGGAAGCTGTCGCTGACGACGCTAAATTTACCTGCTGAGCGGAAGATCCTGAGATGCCAAACGCACCTGCGGCAAACTGCGCTGCCGAAAACGGATGAGTGTGCCCCGGATCAAGAATGCTGGCAGAGTGGTAATGCGATGGCATTTGCGCAATGGTCAAAGTCTGACTTTCGGCACCGCCAACAGCGCCAAGGGTCGTTGCGACAGCTCCGAAGTAGGAGGAAGTCAGGCGCCCTGCGGCTGCATTACCCATATCGTCAAGGCCAGCGATTGTGCGGCCGCGACAGTCCGGAAGAGTGATCGTCTTGTTCGCCGCGAAATCAGCGGCGGCAGAAGCCCCGCGACCACCGGAGACAACCAGATTTGCGTCAGCACCCCAGAGGTAGTTGAACAGAGCGGACGTATCTGCATTGGCTCGCTCAGTCGCACCGGAAACAGAAGAGCCGATTGTCCGACCGTTGCACCTAACAAAACCAGACAGAGTGCCAGATCCGTAGAACAGCTCCATGTGCCCGGTCTGCAAAAGGGTCGTCGGATCGGGGCCGCCACCACCGCCACCGCCGCCCCCTGAGGGGCCGATGACTTGGATATTGTCGATGCCGTTCGCGCCGTTCGGGTAGGCCTGCGCAACGCCGTTTTTATCGGCGATCCGGACTTTGATAAGCCCATCGGCAAGGAAGAACTGCGGGAGGCGCCCCGACGCATCGCAGCGCATCGGGTTGGGAAGTGCCTGCGTCAACGCCGAGTCCTGATAAGCGCTCTGCGGTGTACTGGTCGTGCCGGCCTGAATGATATAGAAGAAGCAGTTCGCCAGCGGCTTCCCAAGGCTATCGAACTGCTGCGACAGACTGAACGGGATGGTGCCGGCGGCAAAGCTAGGCGACATGAGGCCAAAGCTAAGAGCGAGTGTCAGGAAGAAGCGTTTGATCATCGATCAACCCATTAAAAAAGCGCCCCAGTGGGCGCTGTTGGTATATTGCGTGGTAGTCATTTTACTGGCTTACGCGCCGTGGAACTTGGGGCTGCTGTTCGTCGGCTGCTGCCTTTTGAGGCGATTGGATCAGCCGCATAAAATCCGCCGGATTGACGTTCGCGCCGAAGCCTGAAGCGGTATTCGTCAGGTTTCGAGACGCTATCTGGAAGGCCACAAGACGCTGCGCATCTGGTGAGAATTGGAGAGCCTCGTAGGCTTTACCCCATTTGGCCAAGCTCGAGGCGCCGGCTGGCGCGGACAGCATCTTTGCCGCTACACCAGCGCCCAGAAGGGTTGGAATAGCGGTATACGGTGATGTCGCTACCCATGCTGCAGTGCCGAGCAAGTTTGCGTTCTGCGCCGTCCCAGATGGGTTGCCAAATCGCTTGCCGATATCCTTGTAGCGCTGCGATATCTTGGCAATGTCGTCTAGCGCAGTGCGATACGGCCCGGAATTGCCAAACAGGATTGCTTTGGCCTGCGGCGTATATTTAGCCCATTCGGAGGCGTACAGGTCGAGCGAGAAGCCGCCCGTCTGTTTTGACTGCCCGAGATTCCTAATGATCGAGCCAGCCAAGTCGCCGCGATCTTTAACGGGGATGTTGCGCACGATATCAGCCAACGTCTGAACGTCAGACCGGCCGCCCGCTTTGGCATAAGAGTCGATGGCGTTGAAAAGTGCTTCGTCTGACTTGCCATTCTTCCCGAGGACAGCGCTTGCGAGCTCCTGCATCGGTCCGATATTGGTTTCCATCGGGCTTGGTTTGGTGTTCTTGGCAGCCTCTTCCAGTGTTTCGCGCGCCTGGCCACCGCGCCGAAGCGTATCGGCGTAGGCCCGCATGACGCCCTGCTGCTCTGGCGTGAATAGTCGGTGTGCTACATCTTGGCCGGAGCCATTCAGAAATTCGTGGATGTCGTTGATGATCTTCGCCGGGGGCTTGGCGGCCGTCCCTTCTGTTGCCTGAGAGAGACGATTCCAGACACCCCCACGGATGGCCTGGAGCGCCTCAGGATCGTTGCCAGTTGCATCAGCCAATCTTGTCAGAAGGCGGGACGAAACGCCCTTGGCCCCCACCTTGGAGGCTCCAACGATGTAGTTTGAAACCTCCTGCGGCGTGACCTCTCCCGTTACAATCCGATTGACAATCCTGTCTGCGTCATCCCGCGCGTTAAACCCGAACCGCTGGCGCCAATCTGCATTGGCAGCCCGCGCCGCACGGTAAGACTGCAACGCCTCGTCACTGCCCGAAAACAGCGCATTGTCAAAGGCATTCCCGATCCAGTCGTCAAAGGCTCCGATAACGTGGCGTGCAGCCCTACGATCGGCATCGTTTGTCGCAGCCCGAGACAGCGCGTTGAGCCGTTTGCGGGTTTGCTCGAGCCCCTGCATATTGACGGCCGCAACATTAACATCGCTGCCAGCGGGTACCGTCGAGGTGGGCGAAGCAACCCTGTTCGGAATGCGCAGCGACGAGATGTTGTCCAGTTCGGTCACCATCCGGGAGGCCGCTGGCGTCAACATCGGATCTACGACCAACCCCTGTTCGTCTAGCGAGCGCGTGACATCGGCGCGAATGCCTCGGACGGCATTGGCATCTATCGCCCCGTCACTGTTGGCGGCAACACCGTATAGCCGCTCCTTGGTAGCGTGGGCCTCCCGTTCGCCCTGCCGAAGTCGAGCAATGAGCGTCGCACCCATGTCCTGGGGGGACATATCGCCAACGGCACGCCTTGTGGCGTCTGCCGCATTGGTTTCAGCCGCGCCGATCGCGTCTCGGGCGCCTGTGTGCGCCCGCTCCCAATCAGCCAAAACCGCGGCATCACTCTGCGCCGCAGCGGCAGAGGCAGCCTGCGTCTCGGCTTCTGCCTGAGAACCGAGATTGCGTCCTATTCTGCTGGCAACATTCGGCCCGCTTCCCTCGCCATAGGAAGAGGCAATTGATTTGACCGCGTTCCCCAGTTGGTCTGTCATCTCGCCCGTGGCGCGTGGAATTGCATCACCGATTACTGGTAGATTGCGGATACCTTGCGCTGTCCTCTGCGTCGCCATGTTGTCGCTGGCAAATGCGCGTGGAACGTTAACCGGCTCCGGCGCTACTTCAGAGACGCGGCGCGCAGCATCAACGATTTCGTTGGTAGGAACGACTGGAGCTGGACGCGGAAGGTTTGGCGTCGGCGTCTTGACGGTTCCTGGCAACCCAATTCCGGGCGTCGCCAATTGCGCCGCAAATTCCGTGTACTCGCGAGGAATGCCGGTTACGTCCTCAACGGGCTGCCCGATAACCGAGCGATAGGCAGCACTGATAGGTGACGCGACATAGCCAATCGTGCCAAGCCCGACGTTCGCGGCGCCCTTTGCGGCGTCCCACAACCCGTCAAAACTTGCTTCCCTTGCATTGCCAAACCCTGTTGAGAGCTGACCGATGCCGCGCGAAACCTGATCTCGCGCCTCTTTGTTCATACGCTGGTAGGTCTCAGGGTAACTGGTGATCGGGCTGACGGCCTTTTCGATCGGAGACAGCTTCTGCCGTTCAGACAAGCCGTGGTCGGCCGGTTCAGCATCGGACTTTGCACCAAATGACTTTGCGATCTCATCGACGGTAGCATTCTGCTGGTCGGCAGACAGCTTTAGAAAGCTGTCGTCTACCTGAACAGAGCGTCCCTCGATGTTAAGAGTCGGCATCTATTGAATGCTCCACTTAACGCCAGTGCTGGTGACGTTTGGCTGGGAAGTATCGGACGACGCCCCTTCGCCGCCACCAAGAAGCGCGCTGCGCGTAGCGGGACGAACGCGGGAATCGAAATCCTTCTTCCCGGTCGTGTCTTCGTATTGCTTTTTGAGACCCTTCAGCTGGCCGGCCATCAGGCCTTTGTAGCCCTGAATTGCGCCCGATATCTGCTCTGGAGAGTTCGCGATCTGGAGCGGCTTTCTCAACTCCTCGCGATCGGCCAAGGCGTTGTTGGAGCCGATGATCGCCTTGGAGACTTCGGCGCCGACAATGGGTGCGACAGCCTGAACGTTCGTCGGCAATGCGGAGCCAGTTTCCGTGAGCCATTTATTGCGGAGCGAATTGATCAGGCGCACGTCGCCGCTTTTCAGGGCATCAGAGTACTTTTGCAGCGTATCGAGATGATCGATCGCCACATCAAACGAGCGGATGGCATTGCCTTGGGTGCCCGTTGCAAAGTCACGCATCGCCTTCGCGCGCGAGCCAAAGCTGTTCTGATCATAGGTCGGGTCGTACTGAGCAACAGCCGACAAAACCTGCTCGCGGTGGCCGCCCTTAATGGAGGTCGTGCGCGGGTCAATCTCGTAGTCGGCGATTTTCTTGATGTAGGCCTGCACGTCCGGCGGCTGGCTCTTCAGCCAGTTTTCGCGGCGCCCGGTCTGAGGATCAACCGCCGTAATGTCTACCGGAGGCTGCGGCGCTTGCGGCTGAGCGGGTTGACCTGGCGGCTGTCCCTGAAACCTCGCCGCAAAGTTCGGCTGAGCGTCCGCCACCTGGATCGGAGGACGCTGGCCCGGCGCCTTCGGAGGATCGTACAGACCGCTTGCAACCCCCTCGGCATCGCCAACCACTTTCGGGGTGGACGGCACAGGAGCGCCCGGCTGCCCGATTGTGTTGGGGTCTACAACGGTATATCCGCCGCCCGGTTGCCTGACCAAGAACTTTGAACCGCCGAGCGTCGAAAATTCGATTGGTTTCCCGCCGCCAGCCTGTGCCTCTGCTTCGGCTTTCGCCCGAGCAACACTCGCCAGATAGTTTGGATCAGCCGGCCCTCCAACAAGCGGAACAGCGGCATTATCCCCCTTTCGGACAAAGCCAGCCGGCGTCGGGTCGTCGGCCCGATCCGCAGCGCGCTTTTGCAGCCCGAACGTATCGACCCAGTGCTGATTTTCAATCGCCTGCTGCTTCAGCAGGTCTTCGTGGTTCTGTCGCTGGGCAAGAATAGAAGCCGCTTGCGGATCAACCTGAGCAAGCCCGAGAATGGCTCTCCCAAAATCGACTTTCCCGTCAGGCCCTGGCGTGGTTGCTTGCGCAAATGCATCACGCTTGGCCTGTTCAACACGATTTTTCTGGATCGTATCGCCGAGGCCAGAAAGCATGCTGTAGAAATCGACCGCAGGAGGTCCGAAGCCAGCCATGGATTAAGCCGCCTTTGCCGAGGGAGCGAAACCGCCAATACCCGATGCTTTCAGCCCCAAACCCGCGCCGCCGAGCAGTGTGTTCCAGAAGTTGCCTGAAGTTGAGTACGCAGCGAGATCGGCATTTGCCTGAGCTTGTCCCGATCCCGTCGCAGCATTCCACTGGTTCGTTGCCTTTTGGCCGGCGATGCCGGTATCAAGTCCGGCCTGCCCAGTAAGCACGCCAGCCCCCCCAGACACTGCGCTCTGGTTCGCACCCAGATAAGGTGCAAGCCGATTGACATAGTTGCCGTAATTCTGATCTGCGTAAGTCGTCGCAAGCTTTGCCGTGTCCGCGATCGTGTTGCCGCTCGCGAGAATGCCGCGTGAGGCTGCGAGACGATCGTTCGCGTTCGTTAGAAGGTCGAAACCAGACTGGTAACCAGGCGTAGAAGTGAACTGCGCCTTTGCTCGATCCAATCCCGCCTGCCCGTTAGCTCCCGTAGCGTCGCCATAGGCAGCAGAACCTGCGCCGGTCGAGCTGATCAGGCTGCTAAAGGGAGAATATGCCTGCCCGTAAAGTGCGTCAGCATTCGTCTGAGCGCCGGTGAGCGTCGTATTGGACTGATCGAGACCTGTCGCATAGCCCTGCTTGATGGCGTTTGCTGCATCTTGCGCAGGCTTCGTGGAAAAAAGATCGGTAAAAAGGCCCATCGTCTAAGCTCCGAAATTCCATTTCGACGAAGATGCGCTATACCGAACAGTATTCGTGTCGGCAGGCACCGCTGTCGTCACATCGGCCAAGTCAATCAGACGCAAGCGCTCAAGCGCCTTCAGAACGTCATACCAATCAGCCGTCCATCGAAACTGCTTCGTCACCGGGTCGATCTCGATCGGCGGAACATCTACCGGTGGAATACGAACGCGGGCCATCAAGCAGCTCGCGGATCATCTGACATCGTTCCAAACATGAACGACGAATAGACTGCGCTCGAAACATCAAGTCGCCACCTGCGCCCTTGCCAACTTGTGCGGCCCGTGCACGACACGAGCGAAATAAGCTGCCGCGGCTCAGACTGCCGACCAAGCTTGCGCAAGATCGGATTTGACCAAGTGAGTCCACCATCGTCCGACCACGAAATCTCTACTTGGGGATCGGTCTGGTCTGGATCCCGCCCTGTTGCGATGCCGATGCCGGTCGTAAAGTAGAAATCAGCCCTGCCAACCACGGAGCCGCCGGGGAAATCCATGACAGGCCCGCTTTCGATCCGAAGACGCAGCGGATTGCTAACCTCATCGTTCGCCGCAGTCTGAATGGACTGGAGGTTTCCGGTCTGGGTGTCCCCTGTTAGCCACTGGCCAAAGGCGTTGATCGCTCCGGAAATCCGTGATCGCGTCTGCTGATAGCTGTCTCGCTGCGCCCATTGCGAAGTCGAGATGTCGAGCACCCACGTCCAAGCCGGGGACGACAACTGAAAGAAGGCATGACCGCGCGAGATATACGCCGTGGCCTCTAGCGTCGTCTTGTCCGTGACAGCTTCAATCAGTCCCTCGATATCTGGAGTCGAAACCTTCGTCGGGGTGTAGCCGTCCAGTTTATAAATGCAGTTATCATCGCCGACAAAGATCGGACCACGGCTTAACCCATCTTCATATGCCGACACGCAATAAGGACCAGCGAGTCCTCGAGGAATAACGGTCGCGCGCGCGAACGGGAACGGCGTCGTTCCGGCGTCTGTCCAAACTTCAGTGGAAATGGTTCCGAACAGCAGTAGGCGGCCGCCCCATGCCACCACCCTGACCAACCCATCAGGCTTCGCCTCGGCCTTCCCGAATGAAAGAGCGTTGACCGAAGTCGAGTTCAGATCCGTCGCAAAGGCTCGACCATCGCCAGTCGTGAAGACCAGATAACCGTCAAGAAAATCCACCGAGTTGACCGCCGGGAGGTCGGGATCCGGATAAGAATTCGTGACAGTTGTCGGTGTGAAGGTCGCGACGTTACCATCAGGATCAACAAAGACCTTATCCGGCGTCGTGTTGTTGTTGGACGAGAAGAAACCGCGCCTGGTGCCGTTCAGGTTACCGATGTTGACCGAGGCTCCGCCTGCGGCAGTCCACTTTTCGAGTTTCCCATTGAAGGCGACATAGAGCACATTCTGAACGATGATCGCGCCACGGTAGCCTGACCGGCCGGCCGCCGTGCCGAAGTTCACCAAGCCGGGCCCACGTCGAATAACCGTCTTGTTCGGCGCCTGATCGCCGAGCTCTTCCGCGTATCCATTGATGATCCGGCCGCCGCCCTCCTGCGACTTTGCGCCTGGGGCCGTCTGGACCGGGAACGGGATTGATCGCTTCACCACGTAAAGTTACCGTTGACAATTCGCGGCCAAAACCGGCGACGCAAGGCGGGATCAATCTGCAAGGTCCGTCGTGTCCGGGCAGGCGCCGCAAGCGTCCGCAGCTTCTGCTCAGCAATCTGCGCCAATGCCTGCATCTTGGCATCTGCCGGCAGATTGAAAGCCGCGCAGGCCTCGTTGGCGATGTAGGCTGCCAATGGCAGGAAAGCGCTGTCCTCGATCGCACCATCTGATGGACCGAGACTGCCGGCGTCCTGAACATAATAGATGTCCAAGTCCGCAAGCTGCGCGACGGCCGGATCAACTATGCCGTCCATCTTGCTGGTTTCCTCAGGCGAGATGGACTGCCCCTGTGCAATGACGCCGAGGTTCGTCAGGCACTGATTGATCAGCTCAGCCCGAGATTTGGACATTCGCCGCCTCTTCCGCTGCCTTCAAGGCTGCAACCATCCGATCGCGGACCTCCGCGCGCGTGACGGCGTTGACCTTGATCGTGTCATCCGACCAGCCGCGGGCCTTGAGATAGGCGTCCGTTGCTGCGTCGATCTGCTTGTCGGTCGGCATCAGGATTCCGACTTTCCCTCGTCGGAAGTCTCCGTAGCCTTTTCCCAAGGCACCGAGACACCCTCGCTCTCGGCGTCGGCGCGATACTGCTTTTCAGCGTCCGAGCCCGGCACCATTGCGGGATGCGAGTAATAGCCCTTCGGCAGGCTCTCGCCTTCCTTGAGGTCGAAAATCCGGGCATCTTTCTTGCTATAGCCCCACGTCGCCGTAGTCTCGTCAGCCATTTCACACCTCCATCGGGAAAGAAAAAGGGACGGCCCGAAGGCCGCCCCGATGCTCTTTAGTTGGTGACGCGAACCGCGAGCCGGCGATCGACGGTCTTGACGCCGTATAAAACATCCAATCGCCAGTTGCTCACGTCGTTCGTGCCATCATAGTACGGGATGACGCGAACGCTGATCCCGTTCTTGCTGATGCGCGAGCAATCCACCGAGCCGGGCGGCTTCACCATCGGCACCATGCAGAGCGCAAAAGCGTTCTTGTCGAAGTACAGATTGGTCCCGTAGGCCGTATTCGCCGTTCCGACGAAGGTCAGCAACGCACCGCTGGCCGGGACCGCCGAGCAGTTCTGGAACGCGCCGGAGGTAATGATCTGCGGCGCGATGGTCAGCGTCAGGTTGCCAGAGGCGTCCGAGTTGAGGGTGCTTCCCGGAGCCACGGTGAACTGCTTCAGGATCGGAAGCGTCGCCTTGGTCACGGGGTTGACATCGAACACGCCGGCAATGGTGAACACGTCACCGACGTTCACACGCTGAGCCGCCGCAGCGGTCCATGCGTTGGTGATCAGCGTCTGGGTGTTGGCGCCGGTCAGGTCGTAAGCAGTGTTCTGAGCGGCACCGTTGACGGCGGGAGCGCCGCCCAGCGGGCCAACAGTGAACGTCGGCGCGTTCTGCGACATATAGGTGTCGATGCCGCCAACCTCGCCGATCCGGCCCTGACGATAGGCCTTGTTGTTGATCGCCTGGGAGAACAGAGCGGTCTGCGAACCGGCCATGCCCCAGTAATCCGCCGGGTTGAGGATTGCGGAACGGTTGCCCTGCGGCACCGAGCGCTGATCCATGTTCTGCGCGCCCTTGGCGAAGGCGGCAAAGGACCCCATCGGAGTGCCGGTCGTGGTACCAACCCACTGCGGGATGTCCTTGAACAGGGACATGACCGAAACATCGATCTGGTTGGCAACCTGAACCAGAGCGGGCTGAATCACGCGCTCGGAAAGCTGAGCGATATTCAGGGTCAACTGCTGGGAGGTGAACTTGAAGTCCACACCGGCGATCTGGTTGATCTGCAGGGTCAGCTTGGCTTCACTCACGTCCTGCGGCGATGCAGTGATCGTGTTACGAACCGTGAAGTCGGTCGGCTTGCGGATGGTGATGGTGTCACCGACCGTGTAGCCGTTGATCTTCTTGTCGAACTCGTCTTCGTAGCCACGATAGACCATGCCGGCCATCGTGAGCTCGTTTTCGAGGATGCCGACCGCAGCTTTCGCGATGATCGACGCATTGAGGGTAGTGTTAGCCATTGAAGCCTATTCCTTTGCGGAATGGCTCCCTCACCCGTATTTGCGCTTGAGCCATGCCTGAAGGTCCGCTTCAGGGCTTGAAGGGCTGGCGCCGCCTTTCGGCTTCGATAACGGAGGGGGAGCGGATGTTGCTTTCTTCGCTTCCGGCATCCGAACAGTGGCTTCCAGCCGTCCCATCGCTCGGGCCAGCTCGCGTCCGCTCATGCTGTTGAGTGCATTCAGCTCGTCGGGGTTCTTTGCGAGGTGATAGGCGATCAGGGCCGACTTATCCGACGACATGATCTCATCGAGCACATCGTTACGGACGTTGACGCCCTTCATTCCTTCCATGGCTTGATCGAAGTCCGCGATAACCTCGCGCGCGTCCTCGACCCGCTCGGCGTGCGCAACACTGCGCTCCCGAGCGACTTCAACCTGCCGCTTTTCGTGCTCTGACTGCTCGCGGGTCTTGAATTCGCCCTTGATGGCTTCCCGTGCGGCTTTGCCAGCGTCATACGCCGTCAGTGCACGTTGCCAGGCGAACCAATCCCCGTTGTAGTCTTCCTCACGCGGCGGCTTATCCTCGCCCTCGCCTGCGGTCTTCGCCGCTGGCGTCGAACGCCGGAGTTCTTCAATCTCGCGCTCTCGCGCTTGCAATTCGTTGAGCAGGCGCTGCTCGCGGAACTTGGCCCGCTGTGCACCGCTCGGCTTCTTCGGCTTGTCCTCGCCTTCGGGCTCTTCTTTGCCCTCCGGCTTGGCTTCGCCTTCTTCCTCTTCCGCTGCTTCGTCCTTGACCTCGGGCTGAGCATCAAGATCGATAATGCCGTCATTGACGGGCGTTGCATCCGTGGTCGTGTCGTCAGCCAGCGCTTCCGCCGTCTTTTCGTCGCTCATGGTTCACTCATGAAAAAAGCCGCCCCGAAGGACGGCTGCCAAATGCCCAGCACCGAATGCGCCGGACTATCTCACTGGACGCTCGCCGGCTCCTGCGGCTGTCGCATCTGTTCCATCGAAAGGTCGTGCTTCTCGCCCGCGCGGTTCGCGTTCAGGCCGAGAATGACCAGATCAGCCTCATGCCGATCCTGCTTATGCGCCCTATCCTGCCGGTGCTGATCGTCGCCGCGCACCATCTCGGCATCATGTCGCTCGATGTTGCGGAGTTCTTCCATATGCAGGCCGGCGGTCTCTGCACGCTTGAAACCGGCCTCGGCTTCTGCCTTCTGCGCCTCGGCAATCGCCTTGCGGGCCTTAGCCTGGGCTTCCAGCGCCTCGGCGCGCGCCTTGTCCAGCTGAGCTTGCACGACGGCCATCTGGACCGCTTCGGCCTGCTGAGCCTTCTGCTGCTGCTCCTGCTGCGCTGCCGCGGCCTGCTGTTCCTGCGGCGATGGCGGTTTTCCAGCGACACGCTCCCGCTGCTGCCGATCGGCCTCGAGCTTCGCCTTGATCGGAGGCGGCAACGCCTCTTCCAGCCGTTCGCCGATCTCCTGGGCGTGCGGCCAGTCCATCGACTTGGCGTAGATGTCACCGATCAGCGGTGCGGCCGGCGGGAATGCCCGGATGAACTCTGTCATGCCGTCCTGCGCCTGCTCACGCTTGGTCGCGTAGTTCGGGCCGGCCTCCATCACCACATCATAGGAGCCAGACGACATGTCATGCTGGATCTTCTCGACGCCTCCGATGATGATCGGCTTATTGATCTCGACAAAATCTGGCTTGCCGTCGTCGCCAAGGATCTGGATCGTCCGCTGCGTGTCGTAAATCTTCGGGAACAGCTCGTTGATGATCTCGCCGGTGCGCTCGATCGCCAGCGCAAAATTGTCGTGATAGACGAACGTCCCGGTATCGCCCTGTGCATCCCTGCGAGCAATGGCAACGCCGCTGGTTTCGTTGGACTTGGCACCGAGGCTGGCATCATAAATGCCGATAACGGCCTTCATATCCTCGGAATTGCGCTGCTTGCCCTCGATGATGGCCTGGGAGGCTACGGGCGGCTGAACCCGTTGGGGCGGTCCCGGCGCTGCCGGATCAGGCGTGTACTCCAGGAACGGATGCGCCTCGGTGTTGGCCGTTTCCCAGATGTCGTAATGATCCTGGAACTGCTTCTTGGTCCCGATCCATGGCGATTTCGGCTGAAGTGCGATCACCTCAGTTTCGGCCGAAGCGTAGTAGTTTTCCATCCGCTGAAGGTCGCGGGCATAGCGAACGATGCCGTGCCGGTAAATCTCGCGCCCAACACGCACTTCCTCGCCGATCACAGGCACGACCGGGATATTCATGCCGGGCCAGTCCTGCTCCTCAAGAACCTCCGCCATCGTGATCAGGTAGCGGCAGATTTTGTAGCTCTCGCGCTCCTCGATCCGGGCACCCTTCTGCTGAGCAAGCCAATCAAGACCGGTCTTGACCTGTTCCGGATCAAATCCCGCGATCTGGTCGGTCAAATCCTCGATCGAACCATCGGGAAGAAGCGCCAGCGTCCGCTTGATCGGCTTCTTCTTCCAATACTGCATCACGCGGATGCAGTCGTCCGTCGCCCAGCTATCGAAAGCCCCGGAAGTACAGCCGTAGATTCCGGTATCGAACCCATCAGCCTTGGCGTTCGGCCAAGCTTTTTTGAACTTAGCCGTCGTCATGTCGTTCGGGACGAAGCAATGATCCGCATCCGCCTTGTTCGGCAGGAACGAGTCCGCATCCCAGACGACAGACACACCGTCCTCGATGCCGACAACCCGCAGTTCCTGATTGAACGTACCGGCGTGGGCGTATTCCGTCGTCACGGCCCAGTGACCGATACCGCACGTCACCTGGCTGTCGGCGCCGGTGGTGTAAATGTGCTTCGCTTTGCTCCGGTTTTCCACATACCGGATCATGCCGGCGCGGATTTCCGCCGTCTCGATATCGGCCCCGCTATCGACCGGTACGACCTTGATGCCCGGGCGTGACTGCCGCATGTCGCCAGTCACCTGACGGACGAACTGAGGCAGCTTGTTCACGACATGGCACGGGCGACCCTTGCGAGCCTGCAATGCCAACGGATCCCACTGATCCTCAAGACGACCTCGACGGAACCGTAAATCCTCATAGGCATCGTTGATGTTGTGGCGCTCGCGCTCATAATCGCGCTCGTATTCCTCTAGCGCCTGACGATGCACCTCTTCCCAGTCGGAATTAGGCGCGTCATCCTTGTCAGGGGCGCTTTTGTCGGCATCGTTATCGTCGTAATCGTCAGCCATTACGCGCCCATCCAGCCGCCGCCGGCACGCGGCTTCCGCTCGCGCGAGTTCGGCGCGGTCTCAGCGAAGCGCTTCATCATCAGCGCGTACCGAGTCGCCGACAGGAGGTCGTCACGCTCTTTCACGATCTTGCCATCCTTGCGGTGGTATAACCTGAATTCATCGAACCATTCTTTGAGATGCGCGAAGACCTTGAAGCGACCGGTCTGCATCATGTCGAGCATTTCGATCACACCGGCCTCAACGCCATTGCCGCCGTCCTCGAACGTAGCGCGCTCAGGGAGCGTGTTCAGGCCCTGGTCGCTGTAGAGGCTGGCGAGCTGGTCGCCGCTCCCCTTGTCGTGCTGCAGGCCGTCGTGAGGCCATGCGCAGGGTATCCAGTCGCCCCACGGCTTGATCGACGCCGCATGAATGACCGGCGTCGATTTGGCCTCTCGATAGATGGCCGTCACGTACCAAACATCAGCGTCGCGATCCCAGGCACAGGACACGGCCGCGAACGGGTGATCCCATCCAAAGTCTAGCCCATTGATCCGAGCCCAATGCCGCGGAATCTCAACTGGGTCTATCGTGATCTTCTCGTCGGCGATCGGGAACACGCGACCGCTGCCGAGCGTCGGAATGCCCTTTACGCGCGCTTCCCGCTCGTGCTCCGGATAGCTCGCAATGATCGCTGCGCGCTGCGCAGGGGTGTAGTGCTCCGCGTCATCGATTGTCATCCTCACAATCGACCGGCTCATTCCAGCCCGCATTCCTGAATGAACATGTGCACCACGTCCGACATGCCGAGCAATGGCGTAAACGTCAGCATGGCGAACTGCCCCCGCTGCCCGTTGTTGGTTCGCGTCAGGCCCTCGGTGTAGATGTCCTGCGGCGGCTCCTCATCGAACCACACACCGTCTACAGTCGGGCCCTGCCACTTCTCGCGGCCCTTCTCGTAGGCCTTGAAGGCCACCACAGCGATGCCGCCCTGAACGTCGCCGCCGCCTCCCCAGCGAACCTGTACGTTATCAAGCAGATTAGGCACGCCCATAGCGCGATCCCAATCAACCAACGCATCACCAGGCAAAAAACCCGTCCCCCATTCCTCCTCTTTCGGAGGCGGACCCACCAGAATGCGCTGCGGGTTATCGCGCGTGCTCTCACCGGTCACGGATCCTGCCCAGAGCAGCGGCGACTTGTCGAAGACTGCGCCCTGCCACCAATCCGGATAGCGGCCAGTCGCATGGATCGCCCACTCAGCTCCACCAGCAACCGTCTTGCCGAGCTGGTTGCCCGCCATGAACAAGCGCTCGGTATGCTTTGCGCCGTTCGCGTGAAAGACCTTCTGCTTGCTGTACGGCTTGTAACGCTTGAGCTTAGTGCGTGACAGCCGGCGGCTGATCTCGGCCGCCAGCGCCGCCCTCTCCTTCAGAGCCGAGGAAAGGTCGAATGACGGAGTCGAGCTGCCTGATACGCTCGATAAGCTGCTCATCTGTCAGATCGGATTCATTGGTGATCTTCAGTTCCTTCGGCAGGATGCCAGCGATGACCTTGAGGTAAGCGTCGGGCTTCTCGGTGCGAACCTTCACGATCGCGGCCTCGCCGTGCTCCTGGAAGTCGGCATAGAGCTTCTGGATGAACTCCTCGCCGAGCTTGTTCCGGGAGCCCTTCGGGCGACCGGCGGGGTTGCCAGATTGGCCCGGCTTAAACAGATGTTCCGGCCGCTGTTCATTCTCTGTTTGATCAGTCATGCCGATTTCACCGACTTTCGGTCTACTTGCCTTTATCTGGCGTTGATCTAGGCTGATGTTACTACTTTCAATTTAGGAGAACTGCTGTGGCTGACTTCAAGCCGGGTGATACTGTGCGCCTTAAATCTGGTGGCCCCCTCATGACAATCTCGTCCATTCAAACGGATGGGAATATCTGGTGCCAATGGTTCGATAAGAACCAGGAACTAAAGGGCCAATCCTTTAAGCCGACAGTCCTTGAATCCAACGACGGCGGCCCAGTAATAGGATAGGCTTGGGCCGGTTCTACATAAGAAAGCCCGCCGCGGATATCTCCGGGCGGGCGCATCTATTCACTCAAGCTGATTTGCATGCCATTTGTGGCCATGTCGCTGCAGAAGTCAAGGGGTCAACCTAAAGTATAAACGGTTAGCGACGTTATAGCTTGCTAAAACGGTACGGAAGCAGGGGGGGGGCGGGATGACGGGGCTACCAAGCCATTGCAATAAGTGCGGACTCGTATTCGTATCCAACCTATTCAGCGTCGAGGGGGACGTCAGGAATATATCGTTTCAAGACATGTGGCTCAGCTGTCCCGGCTGTGGAGGATCAGCCCAAGTGATAGATGGCACATTTGACTTTGTCAGCAATGCCATCCGCGTAAAAAGTGCACCAGCCCGGACGCTTGCAATTCTTTCCGTCCTCCAATCGGCTCTACGAGATGCCGAACAGGGCAAGCCGGACGCAGAAGTTCTCTCTAGAATAGAAACAGCATCTCCCGAACTAGCCGGGGCTATTCAGAAAAAAGTCTCCGCGAGTGCGAAGCCAATCCTTGCGTCGTTGTTGTTCGCTCTGTTGGCAGGGTGCTCAATGAACACGACACTTGATTGGAACAAACTAATCGACCAGGTTCATGTTTATGCCACTGGAGCAGACCCTTACCCTCAAACCTCGCGACCGGCGGAGAGCCAGTCAAGACCTGAAGAAAAACCAAAGATGAGCAGACAGCAACAGCGCCACAAAGAACGCCAAGCCAAAAAGCAGCGGCGGCAGTCTGAGCGGCAGTCTTCAAAGAAACCCGACCGTTAGTGGGCGATATCTCCATCATCCAATGGCTCTCCAACGACATTGCTGCATCAACTCGTTATGCCAAACCATCGCGGCACTAGGATAGATGCGAAAGGCTGCGATCTCGATCGCTTGCGCGGCGCTCGGCGCCGGCAGATTGAACCATCCTCCGGATGTCCTGTTCGGCATCAGGTCACAATGGACGGCCTTGGAGATATTCGTGGCAATGCCTCTGTCAGGCACCCATAGCGCGCCCTCCAAAGACAATTCGGACGGCGACGAGGCCTGCAGCCGGGTAATCGTCGACGGGAGATCCTGTGAGTACCCGACGCGAGTCTTATCCGCGCTAGCCACCGCATAGACGCAGGCAAATCCCCCATTCCGCAGCGCATCGCGGATCGGTTTGGTGTAGTCGGCAAGATCGATCATGAGCGCCCCTCAAATCGAGCCGCCTTATACTGGCCGTCATGCCACCGCTTCCCATCCTTCATCCAGCCGACGCCGCCGATCCAGACCTTGCCGTGCGGGTTAACGACCGGGTTAACCCCAACCATGCCCCGCTCGGTCATGAAATTCGGCGGGTGCGCGCGACCGGCCGGCTCGTCGACGAGTTCGACCTCGACCTCCACGCCGCCGAACTGCTGGAGGATCAGCGCCACGGACCGATCGATTCGATTGTGGATCGTGCGCTCGCTGCAACGTTCCCGCTCTGCTATCCGCCAGATCGGATCATCGTGCGCCCAAGCCACCAACCGCTGGACGCCGCCGTGGTGATGCCCTAGCCACGCCAGCCAATCGGCCACCGTCTCAGCCTGGGCGATCTCCCGAGCCGTCGGCACGATCCTGACACGAGTTTCATTGTATCCGTAAGCCAAGGCGGCGTCGGCGGTCGCACGATTCCAGACCTGCGACACGCTCTGGAATTTGAGCTCGTTATCGCCGAGCGCGTCGAGCACCACGATCCCGCGCTTGATCGCGATCTTGAGGGCGGAATGCTGCTGTTTCGGCGTCACTGCAGCGTCTCCCGCTTGGCAGCGGACAACTCAGTGCCAGATCGCGCCAGGTTGGCATAGCGCATCGCTTCCTCGCCCATGAACAGGACGAGTTCGCCGAATAGGTCATCGCCCATCTGGGCACGGTGCTGTTCGAAGATTTCCAAGGTCATTTTCGTTGCCATCTCGCCGATCAGCGTCACCGTTTCATCCGTCCATGGCATCGGCAGCCGCGAATCCTTGATCATCCGAAGGACCGTGAGCCCACAGAGCTCGGAAGCGTCCTGCTTCCAGTTGGGATTGCGTTCCAGGAATTGCTCTGGCGTCATGGGCCGACGGGCTCCGCGGTTCCTGTAGCCATCGATCGCGAGTCGCCAACCGCGCGTGTAATGCGCGTAAACGCTCCAGGCGTGCGATCGAGCACCCAACTCACGGCGCTTTCGTCATGGACGATGGCCGCGTCCACGACGGGGTGCCGACGTTCAGCTGGATCCGGAACGGATCGAGCGTAGCAGGCCTGATAAGTGCCGCGGCGCCTACCCCTGATCCAAGGACCCTGGCGATGCCACGATCCAATTACCGGGTGTAGCCCTGCAATGTTGGGCGGTGCTGAGCGGCTGCCCATGGCATCAGCCAGCAGCTTGACGTGGTAGTTCATCGCGCCCTCCGTTGTCTTCAATGCCGAATTGCTTGCCGTCCGATCGCCGTATCCAAGGCACCGGCTCGATCCCGTATTCGCGCAAAATGCTGCAGGGGACCTCGCAGCCCTCTCGCCCGGGCTCACCACCGGGCCCGAACCAGGAACGGGAGTAAGCCGGCATCCTCATGTAGCCGTTCATCCACTTGTGCCAATCGACGGCAGCACCCTCCGTCGCGAAATTCGGAGCTGACGCTGGGGCAGCGGTCGGCAGATCATCCTCCCATCGGCACTGATTGAGCCACGTCACCGCCTGCGGGATGAACCTCGTTCCCTCTTGCCCTCGACGGCGCAGATCGGCGCGGTAGCGCTTGGCGCCATCGATCATGACCTGCTCGTCGACGCCGGATTCCACGGCGCGCTGATAGGCCTTCAGGGCTTCTTTCCGTGGATTGGGACCATCTCGGCGCGGGTACTCCGCCCAGAATTCGTTGAAACGTCCAACGCTCGCCGGAGCGCGCTTCGCGCGCGTCTGTGTTTGTTTTATTTGTTTATTGTTTTCTCGTTTGTCCCGCTGCTGTCCCGCGAGCGTCCCATCATCTGTCCCTGATTGCGTCTCGCTTTCTGTCCCGGTTTCATCCATCGACCCCTGATATTTTTCATAATTACATACGGTTATGATGAGTGGGTGCGTCCCGCGACGTGTCTCATTTTCAGTCCCGATCATCGTCTCGGTTTTTAAGCGTTTCAAAAAACGATCTACGCGCGACTTACTCCACCCCCACGCCTGCGCCATGAAGCGGACGGATGCGCAAAGCTGACCACGCTGGAGCTCGACAAGCGAACCAGCGACGTTGCGCTTGCGCGACCGATACGCCGCCTCACCGATCAGCCACTGGAACGCCTCACGCTCTGTGTAGGGCTCTGGCGCGAAGAACGGATGCTGCCAAAAGCCGCGATCGACGACATAGAACCCGCGCTCGCTCATGAGCCGTACCTCGACAAGTTGTCGACCGCAGAGAGGGCTGGATTGCACCACAGCTTGATCAGCTTCGTCGAACCCAGACGATTCTTACCGACGATCAGTTCCAGCTTGTCGCGCTGCTGCTCGCCCTGCTCCACCACGTTTGGGTCAAGGTCGCGCCAGCCGGGTGACCGCTCGATGTAGTAGAACGGCCGGTAGATCAGTCCGACAAAGTCGGCGTGCTCTTCGATGTTCCCGGAATCGCGAAGGTCCGCCATTGTCGGGCGCTTGTCGTCCCGGTTCTCCACCGAGCGGTTCAGCTGCGAGAGCATGACGACCGCGCAATCCAATCGCTTGGCCATGGTCTTGCCGGCAAGCGCCACCTCGCCCAGTTCGTGTACGCGCTGGCCGCGGTACCGATCCGACGACTTGATGAGGCCGAGGTAGTCGACGAAGACGGCACCCAGGCGCATGCCCGCCCGGGCGAAGACATCGCGGTCAATCCGGGATCGAGCTTCAATCTCCGCCATCGACAAGCCACCCGATGCGTCGATGCGGATTGCCAGTTTCGACATGCGTTCGGCCGCTTGGGCCACGCGATTTCGCGCGCCCTCGTCAAGGGAACCCGCGACGATATCGCGGTACGGGATCGGCATCTGGGTGTGAGCAAGCTCGTCGGCTACCAGCCGCGCCATTATTTCCTTGGTGTCGATCTCGAGCGAGAAAATCGACACGCCAGCCCCCTTCCGAGCAATGCGCCGTGCGGCGGATGCTCCGAGCACCGTTTTACCCATGCCGGGACGCCCTGCGAGGATGTAGAGGCGTCCCGATCTCCAGCCGCCGGCAATCGTATGGTCCAGATCCGCCAGTCCAGAGGGGACAACGTAGGAGCCGTCCTCATCGAGCAAGAGCGGCACGAAATCGCGGAACGAGCCTCGAACAGACGGATCGGTCGTTGCTGATGCCCGGAGCTCGTCGAGCTGGTCCCAGGCGCTGGAAATCGCGAGGTTAGGCAGCACCCCGTCGGCCGACGAACGCTGGAGATCACCAGCGACGCCGATCACCGCGCGCATCTGTGCGAGATCGCGCACGACACCGACGAACGTCTGTAACTCGGGCTCGGTGACCGCGGCCTCGCTCGACAGCCGGGCAAGGTATTGCGCGATGGTCATGCCCCGCCCGATCTGCATATCCGGGAAGGCATCCTTAAGCGTGATCACGTTTGCCACCTTGCCGGCGGCGATCATCTGGCTTGCTTGATGGAAGATTTGAGCGTGAAGGGGCTCAAAGAAGGCGTTCGGATCGATGGTACCGGCGATCAGGCCATAGCGCTTGTTGTTCAGCAGAATTGAGCCGAGCAGCGCCTGCTCGGCCTCGATATTATGAGGCGGTATCGGCGGAACGGTCATTGGCGGCTCGGAACCCCGCCATGGACTGCCGCTCGGGTCTCTCGGTCACCGACAAACTCGGCAAGGAAGCGTGACCACGAGCGGCCTGCGGCCAACCCATCCTCGATCGAGTTGGAAGCCATAGCCTTCTCGCGAGCCTCACAAAACTCGCGCCACAGCCGATCCACGCGCGTTTCAAGCTGCTTGATCTCAGCGGCCACTGCTTAGCCTCCGGAGTTCAGTTTCGACCGAAGGATCAATCCACAATGCGACACGTTCGGCCCAATGCGAGCCCGCCACGCCCAATCGCAGCAGTCCCTCAGCGAGGGATCGGCGAACTCGCCGCCTCCAGTAAGAGTTCGAGGCGAGCAATTCGGCTACGGAGTTCGGTAAGCGCATCATCTGTCCCGGCATTCTGCGCAGGCGGGGCCAACGCACGGAGTTGTTCGACTTCCTCGGCGCGGATACGCACGCGCCGGTCTCGGTACCAGACGTCCCGGATACGGCCCGGCGACCACCCCGTCAGCTTGCGCTGCAGGCGCCGGAATATGCCCTTGATGGACTCTCCGGCTTCGCCATCGCCAGCGATCTGTCGCAGGAGGCTCGAAGCCTCATCCAAAGTCGTTGATCGGCTCATTTCCGATGCCTTGTCGGATTTTTCCGATGCCATCCGTGCTTCTCCTTGTCTGGAGAGAGCACGGATGGCGGTTACGCCTGACGCTACTCACACTCAGCCGGCCGTCGCCGCGGCCTAGGAAACTTTGGCGACGTCCGATCACAATTGTTCAGCGCCGACCGGCGCCTGTTGAAGAGGATCCAGTGATGAAGGTTCGGCACCGACATCGCCGGCAACCGGCGCCGCCGTCGCGGCAGTTGCACCTAGCTCTAGCGATCGCGCGGTATCGGGCGTGGGATGCTGATCTGATCGATAGGCACGGTCCGCTGTACTATCGGCGGATGGGGTTCTCGGTGCATTAGGCGGCGGGTACAGGTCTGGCCGCTGAATATGCCGCGGGATTCCTGTCAATCGCTCGACCTCTAAGACCCGGCGAAGTGGCACCCGCTTCCACTGAGATATAGCTTGCGGCGTAATCGCAAGTCCGGCGGCCAGAGCGTCACCGGTTCCGACGGCTCTGATTGCAAGTAGGAGCGCTTGGTCTTTCTCAGCCATGCCGCCGTATAAAGCATAGCTTGAGTTTAAAGTAAAGCGTTGCTTTGTTTACAGAGTAAAGCCATGCTTTATCATGCTGATATGGATACAAAATCGATCGGAAAACGCATTGCCGAAGCTCGCGCATTTGGCATCGGAAGGCGAGTAACCCAGGCCGAATTGGCGAACGTGCTGGGGGTTACTCCACAAGCAGTATCGGGCTGGGAGCGAGGCGAAGCAACTCCCGAGTCCGACAAGCTCATAACGATCGCTAACTTCTTGGGAATCTCGACCGGATGGCTTCTAGGAGGCGAAGCCATGGATGCGGCACCAACGCCGAACGACCGTCACACGGTGTTTGTTCGGTTGATGGACGCATTACCCGCCAGCAAATTGTCCGCGCCGATGACGCCGACCGCGTCAGAGCAGTACCCTTTGATCATTATGAGCAATCTCGGTCGCGGTGAATATATCGCCCTCACTGTCCAAGGCGACCCAATGGATAGGATCTCCCCACAAGGGTCGATTATCGCCGTGAACAAGGCCGACCGAGTCTTGGTGCCTGGAAAGCCGTATGTGTTCTGCCACCGCGGAAAAGTGGCGTATCGAATATGGCGTTCCGATCCAGCGCGGCTGCAGCCTTATTCGACAAATCCCATCCACGAACCGATCTACCTCAAAGACCAGACCGAAGCTGAGCAGATCCTCGTGGGGCGCGTTAGGCGCACGACGCTGGACCTGTAACCGGGTCAAGCCGGCGCCGCTATGCCCTGCGGTCGCAATGTAAAGCATTGCTTGACTATCAACTAAAGCTATGCTTTATACACTCCATCGACAGACTGGAGCTCGCCGATGGTCCGGAACCGCAGCCAGATTTCCCAAGAGCCTACGGGCTCCGTGACAGCCTGCAATCGCGGCCACACGCAGATCAGCTCAGATATCGATCTGGACCAGTCCGGTAGCATCTGTGCTGCCTTCCGACGGAGGCCTCAGTGACCGTCCGCTCTCAAGCCATCCGGCTGATCGGCGTCGACGACCGCTTCACCGAGACCGGCCACGTCGTGGTCGAGGTCGGCGGCGCCTACCCTGAAGTGGTGATGTTCAACGGCGATCCGTTCATCGCTACCGGCGATCAGCCAGCGATGCCGGATCCGACCATTCCGCTCCAGTACCGCAAGGTGCGCCCGTATCGGTTCGTGCGGAGGGCGCTGCCATGATGCCCGGCGACCACCTGCAGCTTTCGCAACCTCCTGCGGTTTCGCTAACGACCTGCAAGCGCGGCCATGCCCTGGTCGGCGACAACCTGCGGCACCACCCGCGCCGGGGATATCGGATCTGCGTCGCCTGCCTGAGAGAGGCCAAGGTCCGCTACCAGAGGCGCTATCCTGAGCGGATCAAAAGCCAGCGGGAGGCATGGCGAGCAGCAAATCCCGAGAAGGCTGCAACGATGAAGCTCGAATCCCAAAAGCGATATCGGGACCGGGCATCAAAGGATGGCACACTCTATTTTGGGTACACCAAGAACGTGCTCCAGGCTGTCGGCCGCGAGCGGCTGGAGGCGGCATTTGAGACCGTCCGACGCACCGGTCAGATGGCAGACATCTATCCCGTGATTGGCAGTGTCGGGCGCTGGCGCGCGATACGCCTGTTTTACCCGAAGATCGCAAATCGAATGGACGCCGCCTGGAAGCAGGGCCGCGTCAATAGCAAAGTCGAGATCATCAAGCCGGCGAAGCCCGCAATCATTCGTCTGGCTGCGGTCGATCTCCTCGATCGCATCAACGCTGTCGTCCCGCGCGGGCTGCCACGGGATCAGCGCCAAGACATCGTCAGTGACATGGTCGAGGCGGTGTTCGCCGGTCATATCCGGCCCGATGCTATCGCCCAACACGTCGCCCAGTTCGTGCGCGCCAGCTTCCGGTCCGACCATAACAAGTTCGGACCGCTTTCGCTCGACCTTCCCGCATTTCGAGAAGGCGACACTCCACTCATCGAGACCATCGACAAGGGGCTATGGCAATGACTGCACTTGCGCACCAAACACCGAACTTGAGCACCCCGATCCGGCGTCGAACCAAGATTGCAGGGCGGAAGGCACGTAAAGCTAAGATGCCCGATCCGATCAAGTTGAGGAATGAACTGCCGTTCTTTCTCAATGGCACGCAAAATCGCGAACCGTGCTATTGGAATGTCATTCCATCCGGGAACTATAGCCAAGACCTGAAAACAGGCGGCGAGTACGCCCGCGCCTTCCTTCCCATGCTTATGTACAACGGCGGGGCCTCCGACCTTGGTGTCATCGTTGACGACATGGCTAAAGCCGCGCGCAAACTGCGCCCAGACAGCAAGGGGCGCGCGATCGATGCCGTCGCGCTCGGCTTTCTCCTGGAGATCGGCGGCATCATTCAGGGGCTGATCGGCGCAACTGCTATCAGTACAGCAGCGATCAAGAGCCGCGATCGGAAACGTTGTGACGACATCGTTAAACTCGTCGAGAGCGGCGAGGTTTTCAAGGGCCTGCATCGCTCGACGCTATTTCACAATCCGAACGCTAGCATTTTTGATTGAAGAGTATCCAATGATCGCCACACAATCAGTCCCAGCTCCGCCGATCTTTGTTCCAGCCGTTCCAGCAAGGAACCACTTCGCTGCTCGGAACCGAGAGGAGCAGTCGAAACGCCGATTTCCGGAGCCCTCGGCGCCCCTAAGGAATCAGAAGTCGTTCTCGGATTTGTTCTGCGCTGAATACCTTCGTCGAGCGGCAACATTGGTTCGATCAATCCGGAAAAATCGGCGACACAAAAACTCAGCTTCGGCTGTGTTCGATGACGTGGAACGCGCATATCGCGATATTGTCGCGGCGAGGAAACGGTTGGCCAAGCTGTGCAAGCAGCTTCCGGCGAACAGAACGAAGTCATTCCCCCTCGTTGTGCTTCCTCGAGAAGGTAGAGAAACAAGCTTCGCCAGCGAGGTGATCAGGTACTTTGACGATTGGATCAAAGAGGCTCGCGCTCAAGGGCAAGCTTGGATCGAAATCAATTGCATCAAAGAAAAAAAGATCGAACGTCTCAAAACGCTGAAGGCCCGTACTGACGCTTTGCTGGAGGATCAGAAACTATCTGGCCTCTACGCTCTCCGTGTCGAAACTGCGGCGCGCGAGTCCGCACTTCACAGCCTGACGTTCGAGGCCTGCTTTTCAATCAAGCTTACGTCTCGGCTGGATTGCCAGAAAGCTGCCCACCTCATTCGCACTTTAGCCAAGTGGGAAGTTGCTCGTCCCGAATACCGGATCGAGTTCAATCCCTATCAGATAGCAGCTCTGAGCAAGCGCCTTATGACAGCGCTCGCCAACCCTTCATTTCGGTAAAGCTCCCGATGTCGGCACGCCCCACTACTGACATCGGCACGACGGACGCGACGGCCCCTGCCCCAGGCTCGTCGCGTCCGTCCTCCCAAATGAAGATGGGAAATCGCACTGCGGAAGTCGATCAGCCGATGCTGCAGATGCTTCTGTCGGACATCTACAACCAGTTCGAGGGTTCGCAGGAAATGGAAGAGTACCGGGACCGTCACAACATCAATTCAGCCGCCGTGCTGACCGTAATTGACGATGAGACCGCGGCCGCTTTGGTTGAGCATCTAAAGCCACGGATCGAAGGAAAGACTGTCGTCGAGATCGGCGGCGGTATCGGCCTGCTTTCCCTCCACATTGCGAGGGTGGCGAAGCGTGTCTACTGCTTCGAGGCAAACCCGCTCTGGTCTTGGACCTTCGCCAAAGTCCTTCTAAGCCAGAAGCCGAAGAACATCTCATACATATTCGGTGCCGCTGACGAGTTCGTCGGGACCATCCAAGCCGACGTCACGGTGATCGCCACCCACTCCGATATTGCCGGGATGAGACTCGTTGGACAGCAATTCGCGCCGGCCGTCATCGACATCTACGGCGAGATCATAGACACGAACCCGGAAGCCTTCGACCCGTTCGCGCGCCGGGCAAGGTATTACGCCTGAAGTCATGGCCGAGGTCGACAAAACCGCCCCCATGAGGCTTGCAGACGCCGTCAGGATCGCCTTTCCTAAGGGCGGTATGACGGTCGCCGGACTGCGCCGCGAGATCAACCGGGGCCGGCTGATCCCTGAGAAGATCGCCGGCAAGCACTTTGTGACCTTGGCCGGTATTGAGGAGATGCGAAGGAAATGCCGCGTAGAAGCAAAGGAGCCAGGCTCGAGCTTCGCCCTGCCCGGCGCGACGCCTCCGGAAGGATCACCCACCGAGCGACCTGGATCATCCGAGATGGCCCCAAGTATCGCGGCACAGGATGCCTTGAGCATGAAGTTGCAAAGGCTGAGCGAGCGCTAAAGGCATACATCGACGGGAAATACTCGCCGCAGCGCAAGGAACGTGACATCGACACCATCCCGATCGCCGATGTGCTGTCCATATTCGTCGATGATCGGCCGGACCTTTACGGCGACGACGCCCCCGATTCCAAGAAGTACGTTTCCAGGATGAAGCGCCTCAACGCCTTTTGGGGCAAGCTGATGCTGGGTGAGGTCAACAAGGCGAAGTCCAACGAATACGTCAAGGAGCGGGGCAACAAGGGCGGAGCTCGCCGCGACCTGGAAGACCTGCGATCGGCAATTACCCACCACGCGGACGAGGGACTGCACCGCGGCATAGTCAAGGTGAAACTGCCGAAGAAGGGCGAGCCTCGCGATGGATGGTTGACGCGGGACATGGCCGCCAGGCTGATTTGGGTCTGCTGGCGGGCCCGAGAGATCCAGACGGTGCACCGCGGGCCGAACAAGGGGCAGAAGATCGAGACCGAGAAGCGGCCCCTGCGCCATCTGGCGCGGTTTATCGTCATAGGCATCTATAGCGGAACCCGGGCTGGTGCGATCGCCTCAGCCTCGCCGATCGCGGCTATCGGGCGGTCCTTCGTCGACCTGGAGCGGGGCGTCTATTACCGGCGCCGGCAGGGACAGGCGCAGACCAACAAGCGCCAGCCGCCCATGCCGATCCCTCCTCGCCTGCTGGCGCACCTGCGGCGCTGGCACGCGCGCGGCATCATCAAGCGCCATTTCGTCGAGTTCAATGGCCAGCCGGTGGCGTCGGTCAAGACGGCCTTCGCGCGCGCTGTGAAGCTCGCAAAGCTGGGCAAGGGCATCTCGCCGCACACCCTCCGGCACACCGCTGCGACCTGGCTGATGCAAAACGGCACCGAGCCATGGCAGGCCGCCGGCTATCTCGGCATGTCAGTGGAGACCCTGCTGAGGGTCTATGGCCATCATCATCCCGACTTCCTGGCGGACGCTGTCGAGAAGATGACAGCGAAGCCAAAGCGGCGATCTACCGCCACAGCTACGCCACAGAAACGCAGTGAACAAACCGAGACGAACGTTATCAAACTGCCGAAAAAATCATGA